AGCCTCAGGACATAATATCGAATCTGAAACAGGATATATCAACCCTACTGCTACGACTACGAGTGAACAAACAATCGGGGGAGTAAATTTTAGTTGGACTTCACCAAACTTAGAAGCTATACCTCGTTGGGGAATCGTAAACAATGGAGCAGCATTTTCTCTACAAGAAACACTGATAACTCCAGGATTAGACACGGTAACTTCAATAACTCGTCAAATAACAACAAGCACCACAACAGAAACTACAACTACCTTTGGGCAATAGCTCTAATCCTTTGTCCTGCAAGGGTTTTGGCTAATACAACTGTTGCCTCTCCTAGCTCTAACGCTCAAGGTGTTGTAAATAATAATGCAACAATGATAACTCCATCAGCCATGCCATCTTACAAAATGAGTCAGGGTATAGTTTGTGCTTCTCCTAGCCTTACAATTACACCTTATGTAACTGACAGTTGGTCTTTTGCCCGCCCCAAACAATACATTACTAGAACGCCAATCTATGATGAAGATACTGGAGAGATAAAATATTATTCAGAAATACCTAGATTTGAAAAAGACAATTTTAATTTAAATTATGGAATATCTGCTCAGTTTAATATTCCATTAGGTAAATCACCAGCCCTTTGCCATGAGGCGACCCAAGTAAACATTGAGGCACAAAGGTTATTAATTAAGAAAACTAAGATGGAAATTAGTCTTTATCGTTTGGAAATGTGTGCAAAGATGGCAAAAGATGGAGTTACCTTCAAACCTAATACTCCTAGTGCTATTACCTGCGAAGATATTGTTGTTAATATTCCACCAAATCAAGTTATCCCACATACTCACAAATTAGAGTAGACAAGTCACGGGTATTAAACTCATCTACGGATTATTATTTTACCTTCTTTTTAGTTAATTTGGTAACGACTTGTTTAACTATTGGCCGTACAAGCTGAAGTACCAATGGAGCAGAAGCACCAACCAAAGCAAGGCTAAAGACCCCAACAAACTGAGGAGCAGATGGAATGTATTGTTCTTTCCACTCAACTGCTTCATAAAGAGTTATGCACTCACTCCCATCTTGACTTCTTTCATGCCCGATAACACGTTCTAGCTTTTTATCGTTACGAAAATCTCCTACTCGTTGGTCATTTTTACCAGGACAGGGAGGAAAATCTGGTGGGGGTGGTTCAGGTAAATCAGGAATCTTTGGCTGCTCTGTTTCTGGTAAGGGCGGTTGTTCATTATTGATAGGTGCTTCTTCTGTAATGACAAGATTCTCAGGTGTATAGTCAAGAGGAACAAAACCAGGGAACGGAAAATCACACGTTGTAAATACACCATTTGGATCTTCCAATAATAAATTACGATTACCAGTATTTTTTATATCACGATGTTGATAGGTACAACCAGGAACATCAATATCTGGTGGTTTTGTAATAGTTAAATAATGTGGGCTATAGATTTCTGGAACGTCTGGAATGTATATCTCACGAATTTGAATATCAGGTATTTCAATCGTAGGCATTTCTAGGAAGGTAAACTTCTACATGAGAGTAACATTTAGGACAGGAAAGATTAGTTACCATACTAAATTCAGCAGATGAGCAGGGATAATCTTCTTCATCCATACTATGATCTCCACCCCAAATCAATTCTGTCTTGCAGTGCCAACAGTTCATTTAATAATCGGCATAGATGGACCAGTTACTTTTGGTAAGCCTTGATCTAATACTTTAGGCATCATTCCAGATACATTCTCAAGAATTTCATTCATCATCTTTGATTTGAACTGTTCTGATGTGAAGTATTTATAAGCAAAGTAAGTTCCACCACTCATGGAGGCTACCATTACAAATGAGATAATACTCAAAATGTTTGCGATTTTTTGAAACATGGTCAAAGAAGTTCTTAATAGAATGGTAGCACCACTTACTCTGATGGTGTTGTTGCTTCTTGTGGGGTTGATGCCTCTGTATCTGATGGCTGGTTTGATTCGGATGTCTCTTGAATCTCAAGAATCTGTTGTTCCAAAATCTTCATTGCACCATTGATTTCATGCAGGGCAATAGTAAGGTTTTGTCTTTCAACAGCTAATTGCTGTAATCTTTCCTGTAAATTCATGTTTTAGTAGAGTTTTTTACCAGCAGTGATAGCAGCATCTATGGCTGTAAAATCTTCTGATGTCCAGATAGAAGTTGTTTCATCTAGTTTTTTGTAGTCCTTGATAATTTCAAGATGCTCTACATTACGCTTGATTTTGGCTTTAAAATCAGCATCAGTTTCGTCTGATGCTTGTGCAATACCGATAACAGTTACGCTATCACCAGCAGCAGAATAAATCTTAGCGATTTCGTCAGCAGTTTTTTCTTCCATGATAAAAAAGTAGTTGTTTACAGTTTACCCTGCTTCGAGGGCTGTGACTTTTACGGATAATTCTTGTATTGCTTTTACTAATACAGGAATTAAATGTTCTTGTTTTGCTTCGAGTCTTTCAGGATTTTTGTCTAGTACTAAATCTAAATAATCAAAATCTTTTTGTGCTTCTTGTAATTCTTGAGCAATAAATCCAGCACGATATAATCCATCTTTAATATTTCCATCTCTTGTTTGCCACTTAAATTTTCTAGGTAACAAGTTATTAATAAAATCTAAACCAGCAGGTAAATTAATAATTTCTATTTTATCTCTTCCATCAGATAAAGAACTAATAGAGGTATCATTACATCTTAAATTATCATTACTTGAATTACCGAGTGTAATAACATTACTTTCTGTTGCATTTAAATTACTTGAATCTCTTCCAATACAAATATTATTATTTCCTGTTGTAATATTAGCCCCTGCATTTTCCCCTATAGCAGTATTTTGTGACCCAGTGGTATTTGAATTTAAAGCGGTAACTCCAACAGCAACATTAACATCTCCAGTTGTACTGTTCTGCATGGCAAGCCTACCCACTGCTGTATTGCTAGATGCAGTAGTAGCAGCAGCTAAAGCACCCTTTCCAACCCCAACATTAAAGCCTCCTGTAGTATTAACTCCTAAAGCTGCTCTACCAACAGCAACATTTTCTTCGCCAGTTGTATTTGATAATAAAGATTGATAACCAACCGCTGTACAACTACCTGCTGTTGTGTTTGCTTTTAATGATTCAAAACCAATACCAACGTTATTCGCTCCAGTTGTGGTATTTGAAAGGGCCTCGTTTCCTACAGCAGTGTTGTTGCTTGCAGTTGTATTATCGGTTAATGCAGAAGTACCTACAGCAACATTTTTACTTCCTGTACTAACTGCTCCTAAAGAGCCAGAACCTATAGCAACATTGTAATTTCCAGTTGTCAGTGCATCAAGAGCATAAGAACCAAAAGCAGTATTACTTACACCAGATGTATTTGATTGCAATGCGTTATATCCAACAGCAGTAGAATATGACCCTGATGTATTTGCATATAAAGCATTATTACCAACAGCTACATTTTGTGTTCCAGAACTATTTGAATATAATGCTTGGTAACTAATAGCAGTATTATTACCAGTAGTTGTGTTTGATAGTAAAGCAAATGCTCCTAAAGCAGTATTGTTACTTGCAGTTGTGTTATTAATTAAAGCTTGAGTACCCAATCCTGTGTTGTATTGTCCAGTTGTGTTTGCACCTAAAGAATTATTTCCACAAGCAGTATTTTGATCGCCAGTGGTGTTAGCATCTAAAGCTCCGTATCCAATCGCAGTGCTGGCTGATCCAGTTGTGTTTGCTCCTAGTGCAGCAGTACCTACAGCTGTGTTGTTACTTGCAGTTGTATTAGCATCTAAAGCTAAACTTCCTATAGCTACATTCTGGATTCCAGTTGTGTTGCTTCCTAAAGCATTATATCCAACACCTGTATTATTATTAGCAGTTGTGTTCACTGATAAAGCTGCATGACCAATACCTGTATTTTGCGCTCCTGTAGTATTAGCACCCAATGAAAAGTAACCTAAAGCTGAGTTTCTAGTTGCAGTTGTATTAGCATCTAAAGCAAAAGCTCCTACAGCAGTATTTTCTGCTCCAGTTGTGTTTGCTTCTAAACTTGCATGACCTATCGCTGTATTGTTAGATGCTGTTGTATTATTTCCTAAAGAAAACGTACCCACAGCTACATTGTTTGTTCCAGTTGTAGTTGCATCTAAACTAGAAGCTCCTACACAAACATTATCATTTCCAGTTGTTATAGCCTGACCAGCATAATGACCGATAGCAGTTATTCGATCTGCTTCAGTAACTCCTTGCGCCGCTTGATCTCCTACAGCAGTATTGGTTGATCCTGTTGTGTTTGAGGTTAAAGCATTATATCCAATGGCAGTATTAAAACTAGCAGTTGTATTAGCATCTAGGGCATTAGCACCTACGGCTGTATTTGAAGTTCCAGTTGTGTTTGAACCTAATGCACCATAACCAAGACCAGTATTATTTGATGCTGTTGTATTTGATGTTAAAGATTGATGACCTATAGATGTATTATTACTGCCCGTTGTATTTGCATCTAACGATTGATTACCAACAGCAGTATTAGTAGCTCCAGTTGTGTTTGCTCCTAGTGCCGATCTGCCAACTGCTGTGTTACTTGACGCAGTTGTATTAGCATCTAAAGCTTCTGAACCTATAGCTGTATTATTTGTTCCCGTTGTATTTACAAGTAGACAATTCAAGCCAACAGCTACGTTATCAGTTCCAGTTATATTTGCTCCTAGTGAATCAAAGCCTACGGCGGTATTATTATTTGCTGTGGTATTTGCATCTAAAGAACCTTTACCTACAGCTACATTGTTAGCTCCAGTTGTGTTTAATCCCATTGCATCAAAACCTACAGCAGTATTGTTAGATGCTGTAGTATTAGCATCAAGAGCTTTAAATCCTAACGCTGTATTATTAGCACCAGTTGTATTTACAGCTAAACTATTACGCCCTACTGCGACATTATCACTTGCTGTTGTACAAGCATTTAAAGCACCTGCTCCTAAAGCTGTATTATCATCACCAGTTGTTAAATTCAATAAAGATTCAAAACCTACACCAACATTTCTTGCACCTGAAGTTAACGCACTTAAAGAAGTATTTCCTATAGCAGTATTATTTCCACCAGAAACAGAAGCATCTAAAGCACTTTCTCCAAGAACAGTGTTACCAGCAACAGAGTTTGCTCCTTTACCTACAGCAACGCTATTTATTGAAGCATCAGCACTAGAAGTTAACGAACCATCTAATCCTCTTAATGTAATCCAAGCATCATTAGCGCTATTTCTTATTTTTAATAAAGCATTTGAAGTATCAGCCCACAACATATATGCAGCAGTTGTACTGGGAGCAGAACCAGAACTGTTATTTGTTAATATCGCCTGGAATACATTATTTAAGTCCGTTCTGACAGCACTACCAGAGGCATTGTCTATAACATAATCGTGAGTAGCCATTACCTAATCCAATTTTTTATCTAAGTATATCTTAATTCAATACTAACTACCACGCCCAAATCCAACGGCAGTATATTTGAAATTTCTATTAACATTACTACCACTATTTTTAATATCTATATCAAAACCTGTACCAGATATATTAGATAAGAAAAATTCATCTCCAGCCGTCATATTTTCAATAGTTATTCCTATTGTTGGTAAAGCAGAGCCAGCAGAAACTTCCGTTCCAGTAGATCCTGTAAAGAAACTATTAGCAAAAGTGACAGATTTTGTTGAGGTAGTCGAAGCAATAACTGAATTTACTGTTTCAGTTCTTCTTTCTAATTCAGCCGAATAACCTAGTTGGTCTATTTCAATACTTTGAGCAGGATCGTCTGATAACATTTCACATCTAAATCTAAATCCTCTACCAATAAATGTTCCATTTGCAAAAGTATTAAATTTAGTAAATTCAGCAGAATAAGTGCAATTTCCACTTGTACTTGCACTACTTGAAGCTGTTACTGTAAAAGTGCTTGAAGTTGGCACAGTTATGATTTCATAGTTTCCAGTCACAGCAGTTCCAGTTGAAAATGTAATTTCCACATTACTGCCAACAGAATAACCATGACCTGATTTTGTAATAGTTATAGTCGTTCCAGATTGTGCGTAAGTAGCTGAAACAGAAGTTGCTGGATCGCTGTCAGTTGTACTTACTAATAACTTTGCATTTACATCTGTTGCTTTTGCACCATCAAAATCTGTCCATGTATCTACATTTGCAGTCCTATCATCAAATAAATCACTAGGATAAAAACCTTGAGTTACAAAATGTCTTGTAAGCCTTAAAGGTTGTTTTCCTCCTAAATCTAATTTATTTGCAAAATCATAAGTACCTGAGGTAGCACTGATTGTTCCTAAATCATCAAAACTTGATATGGCATCAAAATCAGAAATAGAATCTAATAAAACTGGCCCACCTAAAACTAAACCATTTAAAGAACTGTCAAAACTACAGTCAGTTTTAGTTCCAGCAAAAGGTGGACTATCAGTATCTTCTCTATCCGTTAAGACAACTAACTTGGGAAATGGATCGGGAGTTGTTACAACAACAGATGTCTCTCCAGAACTTAGTCTGCCACCATCATCTCTGAATTTAAGAATATATTCTCCATCAACAGCTGGCACTAATGTTTCGGATACGTTTCCTGGTAATGCAGGAATAATATCAACAGAATTAGTAAATGTACCCGTTCCATCTGTAAGGTTACTATGTCTGACAACTACGTTTCCACCATGAGTAACATCAATATCTGTTGCCTTATCAAAACGTAGTCGTACAAACTGATCTGAAACTGGTTCGACTAATAATCCTGTAACATCCTGTGGTAATGCTGTTTTACCAACAGCTTCAAAAGTTAAATTAGTAGAAGTCGCTGATAATTGATCTAAAACATTATATGAGAATACTTGAATCGTATAAGTTCCTTTTCTACTGTTCATTATTTCAAAATCAGGTCTTGAAACCTTTTCACTTATAAAGTTTTCATCTTCAAACCTGTAATTAACCTGATATTGCACGACACCGACAATAGGTTGCCAACTAATAACAATCTTTGATACAGCCTGATTATTGATAGGAAATATTCTTTCAACAGC